CATTCCTAACGTAACAGTGGTAGATGAGATACAGGTTATTGACGATGTAGCACTGGTTCCGTGGTTAGTAGGCGACGAATGGCGCCGTATGGAGAAGTTACAGGCCAAATACTTGTTTGGACACTTTGAACTGCCTAGCTTCTATATGAATGCCATGGTGCAAATGCCAGATCATGGTGAACTGAAGTCAGAACACTTCAAGAATCAAGAGTATGTGTTCAGTGGCCACTTCCATAAACGGCAGAAGCAGGGTAAGATCCATTATATTGGTAATGCTTTCCCACACAACTATGCAGATGCTTGGGATGATGACCGTGGTATGATGATATTGGACCGTGAGAACGATGCAGAACCAGAGTATATCAACTGGCCTGAGTGTCCTAAGTACCGTACAGTCAAGTTATCACAGTTGATTGATGAGAAAGACAGTCTTATCAAGCCAAGTATGTACCTAAGAGTAACACTTGACATTGATATCAGCTTTGAAGAAGCAACATACATCAAAGAAACGTTTATCGACACATACAACTGTAGAGAGATCACACTAATTCCCCAGAAACACATTGAGGAAATCAACACAGACTTGGATATTGAACAATTTGAAAGTGTAGATCAGATTGTTAGCAACGAGATCCAAGCAATCGACAGCGAACAGTTTAACAAGAAACTGTTATTAGACATATACAATGAGCTAGTATGATAAAAATTAAAGACTTAACAGTAAAAAACTTTATGAGTGTGGGTAATGTTACCCAAGCAGTTGACTTCAACAAGGAGCAACTCACTCTTGTGCTTGGTGAAAACTTAGACCAAGGAGGTGACGACACCGGATCCAGAAACGGTACAGGTAAAACAACGATAATCAATGCATTATCCTACGCCTTGTACGGCCAAGCACTAACCAACATCAAACGGAACAATCTTATTAACAAGACTAATTCCAAAGGTATGTTGGTTACCCTTAACTTTGAGAAAGGCAACAATCAATATCGGATCGAACGTGGTAGATCGCCAAATGTTCTCAAGTTTTATATAAATGACCACGAACAAAAAGAAGATGTTGACGAATCACAGGGCGATAGTCGGCAAACACAAAAAGATATTGACAGTTTACTAGACATGAGCCACGATATGTTCAAACATATTGTTGCACTCAACACTTACACAGAGCCTTTCCTTAGTATGAGAGCAAATGACCAACGTGCAGTTATTGAACAGCTACTTGGTATTACTATTCTCACAGAGAAAGCAGACTTGTTAAAGGAAAAAGTTAAACAAACCAAAGACTTTATCACAGAAGAAACCCTGAAGATCAATGCAATAGAAGCAAGTAACAAAAAAATTGAACAAAGTATCGAAACACTTGCTGGAAGACAACGTGCATGGGTTGCAAAACGCAAAACCGATGAAGAAAAAATGCAAACTGCATTAGAAGAACTAGAAAAACTAGATATTGATAAAGAATTAGAAGCACACGACCAGTTAACCAACTGGACAGAACTAAACAATCGTATTACTAGTTTGAATAAAGAAAAAGCAACACTTGAAACAGCATTGATGCGAGCAACCAAAGGTGTTGATAAGGCAGAAAAGGATATTAAAGAACTTGACGATGCTATTTGTTACACTTGCGGTCAAACGCTTCATGCGGACAAGAAAGCAGAGATTGAAACTAAAAAACAAAAAGAATTAAGCGATGCATTTGCTTATCAAACAGAAGTTGCAGACAAATTAGAAGCAACTATGGAGTTTCTCAACGAAATTGGTGATATCAACGGACGTCCTAACACGTTTTATGAGAGTGCAAAAGAAGCATACGAACATAGAAACAACGTAGATAATTTGAAGCAAACTTTGATAAGTAAAACGCAAGAAGAAGATCCGTACGAAGCACAAATTGAAGACTTGAAGACAACAGCACTCCAAGAAATTGATTGGCAACCAGTAAATGATTTAACAAACTTGCGTGAACATCAGGAGTTTTTACTGAAACTCTTAACAAACAAAGACTCGTTTATACGCAAAAAGATCATTGATCAGAACTTAGCGTACTTGAACAATAGGCTCACATACTATTTAGACAAACTAGGCTTACCACATCAAGTAGAGTTCCAAAACGATTTGTCAGTTGAGATCACACAACTAGGACAAGACTTGGACTTTGATAACTTGTCTCGAGGCGAACGCAACAGGCTAATACTAGGCATGAGTTTTGCATTCCGTGATGTTTGGGAATCGTTGTATCAAGGCATCAACTTGTTGTTCATTGACGAGCTTATTGACTCAGGTATGGACACTGCTGGTGTAGAAAATGCGCTCGCTGTACTCAAGAAGATGGGCAGAGAGCGTAGCAAAAATGTTTTCCTTATCTCACACAAAGATGAACTTGTTGGTAGAGTCAATCATGTAATGAAAGTTATAAAAGAGAATGGCTTTACTTCATATGAGAACGATATCGATATTGTAGAATGACAGACGACACGCATGATAAATTAATGCAAAAGGTACTTGATTATCTTGCAGCAAGTGAAGACTTTGAACATCTTGCAAGCGAACGCAGCAAACGTAGGATAAGGCGAGAACTTAGAGAATTAATTGCTTTGTGTAAAATAAGATCAGAAGAAGCAAAGCAACACTATAAAAAAGAATTAGCCGAAATACGTGCTAGTGGCAAATGGGCTGTCAACATTGGCAAAGCCAACCACGAAAGGAAAAAGAAACAATGAAGATTACAATTGTAGGAGGCGGATTTGCAGGAGCACTCACAAGTGCATTTTTAAAAAAAGAACTTCCAAACTCTACAGTTGAAATGATTCATAGCAACAAAGTTCCTACAATCGGTGTAGGAGAAAGTATTACACCACACTTACCAGGTGTGCTTGGTGCATTAGGCGTAGATGAAAAACGTTTTATGCGAGAAACAAATGCAGTTTTTAAATATGCTAACCGTATGGAGAACTGGACTGACACTGCTGAAGGCGAACCTGATGTAATCAGAATGTTCCACTGGAGCAACTGGCACAACAAAGAAACAACTTGGAAAAATGTTTGCAGCGTTGGACCAGATGACTTGAGAACAAGTGATGTGTGGTTAGATGTTTATCGCAGTGGTGTAGCACCAGACTTGGATGTGTATCATCACAACGGCGAAGGTTATCATTATCTCAAAGACAGGAAGATGCCGTTTGACGACAACGGAAACTATTTGATTAGTGCAACAGCAACCTATGCTTATCATATTGATGCAGAAAAATGTGCGCCTTGGCTGATTGAAAATGTTTGTAAAGAATATGGTGTAGTGGAAACTATTGCGCACATTGAAACTGTGAACACAGATGACAATGGCATCAGCAGTATCGTGTTAGAAGATGGTCGAGAAGTTACTAGTGACTTGTGGATGGACTGTACAGGCTTGGGCAGGTTGCTGATTGGCAAACTAACAGATGAGTTTATCCAAACACCTGCTAACAAAATGAACAGTGCTTGGGTGTGTCCTATCAGTTACAAAGACAAAGATGCAGAATATGTAAACTACACAAGAAGTATTAGACAAGACATGGGCTGGCAGTTCCAAATCTGTTTAGATGCTAGAATAGGCACAGGCATTATCTACAGTGACGAATACTTCAGCGATGACGAAGCAAGAGATTGGTTGTTGGAACAAGTTGAAGGCAGAAATCTGCGTCCACCTAAACAACTAAAATGGAAGCCAGGTAGATTGGCAAAACCAAATGTTGGAAACTGTTTTGCTATTGGTATGTCTGCAAGTTTTGTTGATCCATTAGAAGCAAACGCAGTGGTTAGTATCATTGCCAGCATTAAAAACATTGCGTGGATGTTGCAACGTGGATATGATAAAAACTATTACAACGAAAAAATGAATCATTACTTCCAAGACATAGCAGATTATCTTGCTGTGCATTACACACTGTCACCTAAGGGCGACAATCATTTTTGGAATGACATGAGACGACTAGGTGAAGAACTTAATCACAAAGAACTTGTGAAACAAAAATATTATGACAAGGCAAACTGCATGGACGGTGTCATAGGATACCGTACAGCGTTTCCAGATGTAAACTGGATTGATATTGCAAACAACTGGATGAGCAAAGAAGACTTGAGCAGTTGGCCAGTAAAGTCAACACCAGAACAACAACAAGAATACATTGCAAAGATGCGTAGTGAAAAATCTACACACGAAAGTCAAGCAAATAAAAATAAAAAATCGATTGACAAGTTCATGCAGATGTATAACAATGTACAAGAACACGACAAAGGCTTAAACAAATGGCCCTTGGACTACTTCAGTAAAATGTTTAGTCGTGAGGGTTGGCAATCACACGTAGGCAAACCAAAAACGGAATCTCAAATTTAATCCAACGGTAAACATATTATGAGTTGGATGTACAAAGGCAAAACTGTAGAATCAATACCTGACGAATACGAAGGCTTTGTATATCTGATCACAAACAAAAAGACAAAACAAAAATACGTAGGCAAGAAGTTAGCAAAATTTAAAACAACCAAGCCACCATTAAAAGGCAAAAAGAACAAGCGTCGAGGCTACAAAGAAAGCGATTGGCGTGAATACTGGGGAAGTTCAGATAGACTGAACGAAGATGTAAAACAACTAGGCGAAAAAAACTTTACTCGTGAAATACTTTATTACTGCAAAAGCAGAGCAGAAATGAGTTACATTGAAGCACGAGAACAGTTTGATAGGCGAGTATTAGAAACAGACGAATACTACAACGGCATCATCAATGTAAGAGTTGGTGGTTCAAACAAACTACGCCAGGCACTACTAGAACACAAATAGGCTATATATTGAGCTCTAAATAAACTCCAAGATCCAGCCGAGGTAATGCTCGTGGCCGGTGGTGTG